CGGACGCAAACATTCCCGAGAGGGTCTGTAGGGTCGCAAGCAGTTCTGAAATCTACCGGGTGAGAGCCGGGTATCCTGTTTGGACTACTGTGATTGAGGTTGTTAACGCTATCAGCGCCTATTAATAAACCATAGGTGGTTTCTTTGTCGTTAGAGTACGTCTGTTAAAGTCCTTGATGACTAGTTTGCAGTTTCTGTCTGGCCTGTCACTACAGGCAGCGCCAGTTAAAGTCAGGGTGACGAAGAAGTGGTGTTGTACATGATTATGGGAGGGTAAGTGATGGTGGGTATGACTACAAGAGAGCAAAGAGTAGCTCGGTGCCTACGGCAGTGAGCACTCCCGCCGCCGCATCACCCCACTTGGACAAGCCAAAGGTTTCGGTACCGTTGAAGTGTTTAGTGGAGTTGATTTGGTTGGAGTTTCCGGCCTGTCCGATCGTGCGAGCGGAATAGCCGGAGGTAGCGGCTCCGAAGGGTGTAGAGTTCTTCTGAAACTCGGCTTGGTGCCGTGAAGGCCCGGTGCCGGAACAGGTAGTCTGCGATCCGTGGGAGATGTGGTAGTGTCCTTTAGGCATTGTGATCCGCTGTGTTGCGGAGTCATAATGGTCCATGAGGCGTAAACCGTCGTGTTCATCCGTAACGAGGCCACCTGTGGTGTTTTGAATCGCCATGCCGACTGGAACCTTGCCTGCTGGCAGGACTAGATTTCCTGTCTGCAGGCGAGAGAAACAGCGCGGCATGCGCGGCACTTTGGTGGGGTCGTGTTGAATGGGTGTCATGAACTCCACCTCGAGGTCGAGGTAGAGTTTGCCGATTGAGAGCAATGCAGGAGAGGGATAACCGGTGATTCCGGTGGTACAGACATGCAGGCGACCCACATCGAAATTGATGAGGTCTTCTGCCGTGGTCGCAGAACGAATCTGCTTCCAGGGTGAAATTGCTTTCGCGGCTTTGATGTTGATGGGCATCCGGAGGGGCTTCCAGATGGCACCCTCGACAGCACCGAACGAGTTCATAGCTTCCTTCTCTTCTGTCGGAGGACCGTCTTGGGAACGATAGTCCACGACATAGATAAGGGACCCCGCCTGGGTGGACGGGGAACGCGTCTCGTAGCGAACCGAGAGACGCTTGAAGCGATAGAACTCCCAGCTTGTCGCCTGCTTGGAAAGCCAGGGGAACGTGCCGATGAGTCCGGGGTTGAGGGGAAATGATGTTACACTGAACTCCTCACTGCCGGAGACGTTGCCGAGAAATTCGGAATGCCTCACGGGAGGAGGGGTCTTGATGTTGTTGGAGAGTTTTCGAGCATTAGCTATCGCGGCGTAGGAACGCTTGGATTCGCTTCTGTTCTTATTGCTCCGTTTGTTGTTGTTCTTCTTCATAGGGAGAGTCGTTTATGTGTAAAGTTTTGTACGGACTTTAGAATCTGTCGTTCGTAGCTGTCGAAACGGACAAGTTCTTTAGGCTTCATCACAATTAGACCCGACCTGATGTGCGTGGACAGGAAGTCGGCCACTCTGAGCCAGACCTCTGTCTCGTTGCGCAGCTCGTACTTGAGCGCGTCCACGAGGAGCACGGTGATCTCACGCTGGGAAAAGAAGTTGTACAACATCTTCCCAGGGTTGGCGATGGAAAGTCTCATCTCTGTCTCGGTGTAGGTGAACACCTGAGAACAGAAGGAGAAGTCTCCGTCAGCGAAGATCACTTCGCGAAGCGAGTGGCCGAGGGCCTGGTAACGGGCCACAAGGTCATCTCGCGAGAGACCGCCATCATCACTGATGCAGTCGTCTCCGTTTGTCTTGGCCCAGACACACCCCGCACATCTGGCGGCGAGCCAGCGCATCATGGAATTGCTGCTCGTGGTAATGAATTGGCCCGACGGTTGAATGCCGGGGCACTCGTGGATGTAGACCCTTCCTGACACCACCATCGGAGCCTTAAGCATGCACTCGAGCTGATGGAAACAACACCACCAGAATGGAGATTCGGTGGGTACGTTCATCAGCCTCATGCGAAGCTTAAAAGCCCAGATCTGCTCGAAAAGTTGAACAGACCAGTCCCATCCAGAGACATCACACGAAACCAAGCCTTTAAACTTAGAGACGCGAGCAATGCTCTCGAAGAACTCGACGAGGGAGTCATCGTCTAGACCCATGCCGGACTGGGCAGGGATCGTTTTGTAGGTGTACTTACGGGCGTTGCAATCTCCTGAAAACAGGAGTCGCTGCACCACGCAGTCCACGCACGAGAGGGCGAATATTAGACGCCAGACACCTTTCTTCCGGAGCGGATGCCACTCTGATTTCGGAAAGAGGTGAATTGGGTCTTGGTAATTCTGGACCATGCGGTCCCCCACAGACTCGGGTAGCGGCCTCGAAGAAGAGAGTTTCTTCGTTCGATCGACCACCAGGTCAACGAGTAGGGGGAGAAAGGAGCTAACGAGCGCCTTGTTCGTGTGTCGCGCATTGGTGTAGGGGAGGCCCGGGGAACCCTGGTTGCGAATTTGAGTCTGTAGGAGCTGTGGGATAACACCACGCAGAAAGACTTCATCTATCGAGCCGTCTTCGCGTACAAAAGTGGGCATTCGACTAGAAGGGAGCAGTTCAACTGCTTCCTCCAAGAAAGAATCCAACTTCTTCTGATCGGGGACGACGGCTTGGGAACAATTCAGCTTGCGCTTCTTACACTTGATCCGGAATGAGTTCATGATGGCGTCCGAACGGCCCCGTGGGGGTTTGAACATCTCATCGAGACTAAACGCGGTTCTAGCGAGTTCCAGGACTGGATTAGGTCGGTACGGCTTACCAAAAGGCGAGGTCTGTTTGACCCTGCCGATTATTGTGCAGCCTTCGACTTCTTCTCTGTCTTCTTGTTGTGATTTTCCTTCTTTGCCCTGCGCGCTTTCCGCATCACTTTGGACTTGGGTTTTCCACCCGAGTATGGCTTTCCGCCAGACTTGGGCTTCCGGGTCTTCTCCGCTTCTGTCACCGCCCGGTGGGATGACTTGTGCGGAAAATCCTCCGTGACTTTCGACTCGATCTTGCGATCATTGCGTCGTCTCGATTTTCGGGCCTTGCGGGACTCGTAGAATCCCCCGATCATCGACATGAATCCCTCCATCTCAACGGACTGGTCGGTGTAAAACTCACCCACTCCTGGGCTTTGTCTATCCACGTCGAATCCGAATTGATCCTCCGACAGGTTGTGCCTGTGGCGGACTTTATTCATGAGCCGCTCTATTTTCATCCTTTTATCGCGGATGGTGATGTAGCCGTCAATTTCGGCATTATCCCACCTGTCGAGTTGCGTGGCAATTTGATAGGCCTGATTCTTCGCTCCGTAGATCGCTTCCTTAGTGCTCTTGGGCACAGGGACATAGACCTTGAGGGGAACGCCATAGTTTGAGTCCGTGTTGGACCCTAGATGGAGAGCAACGAACTTGCCACAGGTGACGTAAGCAGTTCCAGAAGCTCCAGAGAGTGTTGAGGCCGTGGTAGACACGAACGGGTGACCTGCAGTCATTCTCCCCATAGAGCGGCGGACTGACAGCTTTTGGATGTCAATCCAGGCGCACTCGATTTGAGAGTTAACTTCCAGGTGCCTGGCCATCGGCAGCGCCTTGAGCCCGAGCTGGGACACGAGGGACTGTGTGATGTAGAACACGATAAAATCG